AGTCGGGGCATCAGTAGGGGCATCAGTCGGGGCATCAGTAGGGGCATCAGTAGATGGGGGTTGTGTAGTAGTGTCATCCTCCATTAGGTTATTAATTTTATTGGATAGGGCATTAAGTTTTTTTCTGTCATTATTTCTAATTCTTGCTGCAAGTCTGTTTTCTAATTTATTGTAACGGTTATTTCTGTAATCATTATTTTTAACACGAAGAATACGTAAATAGTGGTTTCTTTCTAATTCAGCTTTATTAAGATCTTTCTGGATTTTATTAAGCTTGGAAGATTCTGAGTTTTTAGCTCTTTCGGATTTAAGTTTATTAATTTTAGCATTAACATTATCTAATTTACCCTGGACGTTATTATTTCTATCATTAAAATAATCCATAATAAGTTTTATAACAAGAACACAAACAGCCGAGATTAAACCATACTTTAGAACACCTTTAGACACTTTAGACAATTTCATAATATTATATATAAAGATATTATTTTTGTTTAAAGAGAAAAAGGATAAAAAATATAATGTCTCAAATTAATATTGAAGATTTGAAGTCCGTTCTAAATTTTATTACTGTTTGTAATAATCGTTGTGCCTTTGAGGTTAATGAACTACAAGCAGTTGGCGAACTATATAATAAAATTAGTGTTTTTATTACAGAAACAGAAAAGTTGTCTAAAGAGGAAGAAGATAAAAAAGATCTGGAACAATTTAAACAGATTATTTCTGACGATAACAATTCTTCCGATGAAAATGGTGGTCATAGTGTGATTTATTAATTATTTATTTGTATGTTATTTTTTTTTTATTATAATAATAGCCTATATTAAATGGGTAATTTAATATCTATAGATGATAATGAGATATCAGTCATAAAAAAACTTTATAAACTAAATAAAGAAGAATTAAATATAGTTTTTAATCATGTTAAAAAGGAAAAATTAACAAATATAGAATTGGGATTTATTAATTCTATAAAGAATACTCACTATAAATTAAAAGATAAAATAAACAATAATTCTTTTAATTTAGTCAATACATTTTTAGAAAATATAGTTCCGAGGGAAGAAAAGGTTGTACCAAAAACAAGAGAATATACTTTAAAGGAAATGTTAAGTATATTTAATTTACATAATTCTAAATATACAGAACAAGAACTTAAATTATCGTATAAAAAACTTGCATTGAGATATCATCCAGATAGACCGAATGGAAACAATGATAAATTCCAGTTGATTACTAGATTTTATAATGCTTTAATCGAAGATCTAAAATTAAAGGAAGAAGACAAACAGTTTAGTGAATTAAAAATGGCGTCACAAGATTATATAACTAAACAAACAAGTGATAATAAACAGAATACTAAATTAAATCGATTTGAACCTAAATTATTTAATAAAATTTTTGAAGAAAATAGAATAGAAGAAGAGGATGATGGTTACACTAAATGGATTGAAAGTAATTCGCTAAGTGATAAAGATATAAAAAAAAATAATAAACTTTCTGGAAATTTTAATTCGAATTCATTTAATACTACATTTGAGCAAGAAATCGAACATCCCAAGGATATAGTTATATATAAAGTACCAGAAGGTTTATTTTCGTCAAGTTCTATACAACCACAAGAATTAGGTTCAACAAAACAAAATTATACTACTAATTCTTATAGTGATTTTAAAGAGGCACATACAACAAGTCGGATCGGTGGTATTAATACACGGTTGGAAAACTATAAGTCAGTAGATGAACTAAAACACAAAAGAGAAAATATAGTGAAACTATCTCAAACAGAATTAGAAGAATTAGAAATATATAATCAAAATAAAAAGAAACAAGATGAAGAAAGACAGATAAATCTAAAGAGGAATGATGAAAGACATTTTTCTAATTATAGTAGAATTCATGACCGTATGTTACAGAGTAATATATTGCGATAGATTCTGATAATATATTTATAATAGTATAATAAATTATGACAAAAACATATAGAGAAAAATTATTAACAGCTATAAAGGAATTGAATATAGAATTACCCAAAGGTAAATATATAAAAAATGATGACTTAAAAAATATTCTAATAAAATATCTTGCAAACAATGGAAAAAATATAGCTAAACCGGAAACTCCAAAGGAAACAATAAATATAAGTAAAAATAAAGTTAATATAAAAAAATGTATTTTTCCTAAAACAAAAAAACTGGTAGCAATAGGGGATATACATGGTGATCTTTCAGTAGCTATAAAATCATTAAAATTAGCGAATGTTATTAGTTTGAACACACCCAATAATACAACAAATATTAATAATATAAAATGGACAGGTGGTTCTACAATTGTAGTCCAGTTAGGAGACCAGATAGATAGAGTAAGACCGAGTAAACTTGTAAATGACCTATGCCAGGAGAATGATAATCAGTTAAATCAAGATGAGGGGTCTGACCTAAAAATTATTTTTCTTTTTGAAAAACTTCATGAACAAGCAATAACCCATGGAGGTGCATTATTTAGTATACTGGGTAATCATGAATTAATGAATGTTGATGGTGATTTTAGATATGTTAGTCCAAAAGAATTCAGAGAATTTGGTGTTTTTTTTAAAGAAAAGGAAACGAATAGTCCATATCCATATGGTTATGATACCAGAAAACGTGTCTTTTCACCAGGAGGTAGTCTTTCTAAAAAATTAGCTCAATCGAGATATTCTATATTACAGGTTGGTAGTTGGGTGTTTGTTCATGGAGGTATGACACCAGACGTGGCAAATGATTATACCTTAGACCAAATTAATGGTATAATACATAAATGGTTAATGGGTAATAAATCTACACTATTAATGGAACATGTTAATAAATTATATCATAATGATAACGATTCTTATTCGCCATTTTGGTCAAGAACATTTAGTGATATAGATGAATGGAATTCGTTATCAGAACAAAATTTTAATAATACTCTCAATATTTTAAATCTTAAAAATAAAAGAGATAATAAAACAGAAATAAAGGGAATGATTGTTGGTCATTCACCACAGTTTATGTATAATAAAGGATTGAATTCTGCCTGTAAAAATAAATTATGGAGAGTTGATGTTGGTATGTCTAAGGCATTTGGTATGGATAAGAATACTAATAGAAAGGTACAGATTCTTGTTATTGAAAATGATTCTCAGTTTAAAATTTTAAAAGAACAATAATATATATGACAAAACTTTTATTAGATAATAGTATTAATCAGAATGATAATCTTGAAAAATATTATCAGGAAGATATTGATAATATAAACAGTGCCCAGAAAAACTTATTAGAGTATATAGAATATCAGAATGAAAAAATAGATAATATAGAAACAAATATATATAAAATAGAATATAATACCAATGATGGACTAAATAATTTAATATGTGCAAATAACTATAATATTTCATATAAAGGAGTTATTATAGGTGGTATTATTGGTTGTGTTTTTATGTCACCATTCGGATTTTTATTAGGTTTAAAAACAGGAACAGTTATAAGTATGTCTGGAATGCTTTTAGGCTCGATGGCATCCTATAAATTACAGGAAATAGAACCACAAAAATAATTAGTTTATTGTTTTAAGTAGTGCAGATTGAAATGAATCTTTGTAACAATATCTACATGTTCCATCTTTTTTATAAAATGGTAAATAGAAAAATCCATTTATATGATCACCCTTACATAAATTCTTGAAAACGATTTTTTGTCTACATAGAGGACACTTTCTATTTTTAACCTCTACTATACATTCATAATGAAACTGATGTCCACAAGGAAGAATAACTATTTTTGGTGTTTCTTTCTTTTTAAAATTAAAACACCTTTTTTTTTCTGGTGGATATAGCAAACTATTTTCTGTAAATTTTTCAAGACAAATAGAACAATCTTTATCTTCCATAGTATATTATATAATAGATTTTATTATAAATACTATTATGTTTTACGTAAATTACTTAAAGCACTCTGGATGTCTTCTTGTGATGGAACAAGATTATTTTTAGGGGATTTATATTTTTTTTTTACTATTTTAATTTTTTTTAGTTTTATATCACCACCTATCATACTAAGGAAATTCGGTCTGACTATATCTTGTTTTTTTATAGTATTATACGTTGGTTCTTGTTTAGGTTGTTTAGTTTCAAATATAATGTTTGCAATTCCAGGATCTAAGTTGTCCTTTGTTAATTTGTGTTTTACCGTATTTATATCTAATCCTATTTTTTTCATAAAAAAATAATGTTTATATTTAGGATTATCACCAGAAATATCTTCTTTCTTTTCAGGCTCATCTTCATCTTCTATGAAAGCAAATTCATTAGGGGAATAAATAAGATTGGTTGAGAGTTTCATCTGTGATATATTCCATATAATTCCATATTCCTTTTTTGTTTTGTTAATCCAAATGTTAGAAATTTGTATCAAAAATTTACCATAAATTTTAGATTTTAATTCTGTTATATCTATTTTTTTATTTTCTTCATTAAAAATCAAAACATTGTTATTCCGGTTATAATTTACTCGTAATCTTTCTGGAAAAAATGAGGTGTTATCTTCTTTTAAACTATTTTTAAATTTATAACGTTTAAATTTCTTGTTATTCTTAAAAATTTTATTTACTTTAATAACAAATTTTAAAAATATATTTATATCTTTATCATGTTCGTGAGATAGGAAAGACAGATCTAAATAATTATTATTTCCTTCATAACGTGTCATATCAAATGGTATAAATAGTAATGGTGTCTGTACAACCCAATTATTGTAGTCTTTATTGTTTTTATATTTTATTGCATAGTATTCAATATTATTTATAAAAATTCCCTTTTTTAGAACAATATTCTTTACTAAAAATTTGTACGGTTTATATTGAACCTGTACCATATATAGTAATTGTTTAAAAGTATTTAAATTTATTTATTTACTAAATAAATATGTCTAATGAATCAAATAAAGAAATATGCCCAATATGTTGTGAAGAATTAAATGAAAATGTTTCTACCTTGTTATGTGGACATAAATTTCATACTACATGTATCTATACTTCATATATTGTAGATACACATAATGCAACTTCAAATGTCCCACAAAAGAAATGTCCATATTGTAGACAAAATGGTGGGTTTTTGGAATTAGAACCAAATACTATACCAGTTAAATGGATACATAAAGAATATCCAGATTTTATTAAAGCAAGCCAGAATAGAGATGTAGAAAAATTAAAATTATATATGAATCCAAATAAATGTTTTTCTATTTTAAAAACGGGAATAAATAAAGGGAAACAATGTAATAATAAACAGATTAAAGAAACTTCTTTTTGTAAAAAACATACCTAGAATTTTTTTAATTTTAACGAAACTTTATTATATTTTTCTCTGTTTTCATAAATTGCTTTATGAGCATCAGATACTTTTTGTTCATCCTTTTTAAAATATATACTTAGACCATTTAGTAATGTCTTTTTATTTATACCCTTAAATGCGGGAGTATTTTTATAAACCAGAGCACCATTTTTAATATTAATATGTTGGATATCATTTTTCTCCATATTTTTTATTAACATCTCTGACAAAGCCTTTAGTTTTTTCTTTCTTTCTCTAATTGCTACACTTAATTTAGAGATTTCTTCTTCAAGACCAAGATATTGTTTTACATTATTGCTAAATTCTTCTTTATTTAAATCATCCATATTACTGATAGAACCTATTTCTTTAATATAATTAAAGAAAAAAACCTTTATTATTTTATGGATAAGCAAATTATTATAGATAACGTTATTTATAATAATTATATAGAAAAAGAACCCGAATTTAAAAATGGTAATCTAAATAATTTTAAAATGTATTATAAAATCTTTCCAGAAGATTTTATTCGATTAAATCCTAATACACTAATATCATATAATTTAGAAAATAAAATTTATAATACTGGATTTATTATAAAATTCATAGAACCTAATATTTTTATTCTTAAGGATACGCAATTACTCTATATTTGGTCGATTAGAGTAGATGATGAAACAGGAGTATTTGTTAAAGATTTAGCTTTATTTAGAAAAGAAAATAAAATAAAAAATATATTATTTGAAAAATTTAAAAATGAAAACTAATCATCATTTTGTAATTCAAATCGTTTAATATTATAAAAACGACTTAGTATTTTTGCTCCATTAGTTTTATTATATCCATTACAAACATAGTATCCGTTAAATTGATAATCGTTGCATTTTAGAATCTGTCTGATAAAATTTATAGCCGGAAATTTCTGTTTACTAACTCCATTTTTATGTAAACATGTTAGTGAGGTTGATTTATATTTTGATTTTACTTTGGGTATCGTTGAATACAACCTTTTAATTAGTTCTGGATCTTTCAATTTCTCTACGGGTATACTCAGGGCAAATAAATCCTGTTCTGTTTTAATTATATAACCTAGTTCATTAAACATATCAATAATTAGAGGTTCCATATATATTTACTTATAAATATTTGTTTAAATATATACATGGATACTGATGAAGAAATAGAAAAAATTTTAAATGAAATTACCGTTAAACAAAATAATAAAGGTCTTAATCAGGTGCTGGAAACAAATACTAAGGTAATAGATATTATTTATTCTGATTTTTTAAAATATGATATTAATAAAAAAAATAAAGAAGATGTAACTAATTTTATACAAAATAATTTCGAATACATCGAACTCACAAAAGACACCCCTACTTGTTGGATTTGTTATGTTGACTATAACAAGTTTTATAATTTAAAAATACTATGAGAGGATTATTTATTAAATTTAAAACAGATGATACGATTTTAGTAAAATATAATAAAAAATTTTTTGTAGTAAACATAAATGAAAAAGTTTTTTTTAGAAAAATTAGTAGTAAAGATTTAATTAAAATGCATCTTGTTGACGCCATACAGTAACTGGCACACCTTATTTAAATAAGTACGTATGGTATTTGGAAAGTATAGTTGATATTGGGAACATCTTTCCATTCCTGTTCTTTACGCTTTTGTGATTGTAGTAACCGCTTCGCATATTTCTTATAAACGAGTTCCGTAGAAATAAATATTTCCCCTGTTTTATCTACAATTTCCCAAGGCCAAATATTATTCTTATTTCCATCCATAAAACAACTTCCTCCTACTTTTAACTCTGTAGGCAAACTACAGCTATTTTCGTGATCCATAAACTTTTCATCTATTTTTTTTCCATCAATATAGACCATTAAACGTACCGCATATTCATAAATAGTATATTGTGTTTCCTCCCAAAATAAATCTGGAATTACTTTAATATTATTAATATGAAGACAGATAGGTCCTGGTTTTACAAAGACCCCACCTGTATTACCATAAGCATGGTTAGAAAAATTATAGTTATTATTACTATTTTTTGTATTTTTATAACTTTGTTTGCGTTTTTCTACATCTGGTTCTTCTTGTTCAGAAATACCAGGACTAAATTCTAGGTCTAACTTATATGAACCACCCCTTAGCTCCGAACCGTATGGGCTCCCAGGTGGCGGACTACCTGCGTTAATTGTGTGTGTTTTCTTGTAAAGATTTACTGTCGTCATGACGACAGTTGTTTAATAAACAGATTTAATGTTCTAACAAATCAATTTTATTTCCACTAGATATATTTTAAATCTTAATATATAGTATTTTTATGATATTATTTAATACATTAATACATTTATACTTAAAAATATTTTATTTTTTTAAAATTGAATTAAACTTATACTACAAAAATATACTACACCTGTAATAAAATGAGTAATCGTGCGGCTGATGTGAATAGAGAAATAGTTCTTAATGATTA